AGTTGTGATCTGGGGTAACACTCGTTGGACTCAATTTGGTTATATGCAAAACTATAACATGTCATTCCATGATAAAAGAAAATATAATACGTATTATAAAATGGACATTTCAGATCCTAGAAATATTATGGTAGATGCCAATGATGTTCTAAACACATATATTGATAAAGTGCATGGCAAAAAAGTCAAAGATGAAGATATTAGATTGGCACATAAATGATAGTTGAGACTCCTGTTAGTATTGGTGAATTAGTAGATAAGATTACTATCTTACGAATTAAGAGTCGTAGGATTAAAGATAAACAAAAACTTATTAATATTAATAATGAATTGAATCAATTGATAACAATATTCTCAAAACTAGAGATTCCTGATATATTGTTTGAATTTGTTGAACTTGAAGATATTAATCGTAAACTATGGGATATTGAAGATGATATCCGTGAGAAAGAAAGATCTAAACAGTTTGATGATGAGTTTATTGAATTAGCAAGATCAGTCTATATAACCAATGATAGAAGATCAGAAGTCAAAAAACAAATTAATCTAAAGGTTGGATCTGATCTAGTAGAAGAAAAATCCTATGAGCAGTACTAAAAAATATAATTTTATTTCCGGGTTACCTCGATCTGGTTCTACACTTTTATCTACCATACTTAATCAAAATCCTCGCTTCACAGCAGGGATTTCTGATCCACTGTCTGACTTTGTAAAGAGTAAAATTAATGCAGTCAACGCAAATGTGGGGATGAAGGATGTAGTACCAGATAAGAGGTTGTATGATCTCATGAGAGCTGACTTTGATGCTTTCTACAAAGATGACACTGAGGTTTGTTTCAATACGGGACGTGGTTGGGCTGCTGATACTCATTTACTCAAACAGATGTATCCTGACTTTCGTATGATTATTACTATTCGTAGTATTCCTTGGATTTTAGATTCATTTGAGAGACTGCATAGAAAGAATCCACTACAAATTAAACCTCTATACGATCATATTGATTGGCCGTCTGTATATGAGCGCTGTCATATGTTAATGGGTCAATATCCAGATAAGAATGCTCGTGTCAAAGGTCCTTTGGACTTTGTAAAGCAAGCTGCGGTTTGTGAAGAAAAAGATAATATTATGTTCATAGAATATGATGTACTAGCACAGTTTCCAAAAGAAGTTATGAAGCATGTTTATGAGTTTCTCGGTGAGGAATGGTACGAGCATGACTTTAATGATACAGAAGCATCGTACGATAATTATGATGCTGATGCAAAAATCGAAGGTTTACATAAAGTAAGAAAAGATGTAGAATTAGTACCAAGAGATACTATACTGCCTGCTGACTTATTTAACATGTATGCAGAATATGATTTCTGGAAGCAAAACGATCATCCTTTGAAAAATTGTAGGTTCTTATATGCAGAAACCAAATAGCCCTATGGGTGGCACCGAACTACTTTATTATAATTTATCAGAAAGAGTTGATTTTTCTGATATTAATCTTATATTGTCAATATGCCATCCAGATCTTTTATCCGATAGCAAACCTAATGTACTATGGCAACATCTAAACATCAACGAAGAAAATGCTGCAGGTTTGAAGGATACCAGATTTACAAATAGATTAGATGCTATAGTATTTGTTTCACATTGGCAACACGAACAATTCAGAAAAAACTTTCCACTAGAAGATGTTGTCTGCTATGTCATTCAGAATGCTATACCAGAGTTTGATTGGAAAGACAAGCCAAAAGATAAAATAAAATTAATCTATACATCAACTCCCTGGAGAGGTCTACATATTTTAGTAGAAGTTCTAAAAAATATTAATAGATCTGACATTGAAGTTGATATATATTCTGGTACGTCAATATACGGTCCTGGATTTGCAGAACAAACAAAAGGTAATTTTGATTGGATATATAATAACATAAAAGAACTTGGATACAACCATGTCGAATATGCTCCAAATTCTGTAGTAAGAGATGCAGTACAAAACGCTCATATACTAGCTTATCCATCAGTTTTTGAAGAAACCAGTTGTCTTTCGGCAATAGAAGCATTATCTAGTGGATGTAAAGTAGTTACGACTAACTATGGAGCACTTTATGAAACTTGTGGAACATGGGCTGACTATGTTCCCCTTTGTAATAAATTGGTTGATAGATATTCTAAATTATTGAATAATGCTATTGACACATATTGGGATAACTATCATTGGCGTAAAAGCCAATATAATTATTATTTAAATCATTGGTCTTGGAGTACAAGACAACAACAATGGCAACAGCTAATTAACGAGGTAACAAATGGCTGAAGAACAAAAGCAAATGATCACAATTAACGATAAAGAATATGCAATTGAGGATCTAACAAGTGATGAGCAAATGATGCTTGCACAGATTAATAATCTTGATGGCAAGATTGCAAATCTAAATGCAGAGATGGGTCAGCTTCAGGCTGCACGTCAGTTCTTTGTAAACAACCTATCTGCTTCTGTAGAAGCAGAAGATAACGTTGCAGAAGAACTCGCTGAAGAGTAATGCAAGGTTTTGTTGAAAGGTTCTTTTATTTAAAAAGAACCGGATTTGAGCTTGAACGGGCTTTGGATATTGGTGCTTATCGAGGTGAGTTTACTAATATTGTAAAGTCCGTTTGGCCATCTTGTCATGTGCAGCAATTTGAAGCTGATAAGAGAAATCAAGAATATCTGCAATCAGATGCCGTCTTTGAAGTATTAGGCGATCAAGAACAGCTGACCAGTTTATATAGTATTGCTGATACTGGTTGGGGTTCAACGACTGGTACTTCTATATTTAAAGAGAACACTGAATTCTACAAGAATGCAAACACTGAATTTAGAGATATGAAGACTTTAGATTCTGTTGTTGATATGTCTGGGGATTGGTCCAAAGGTCTGGTTAAGATTGACACTCAAGGTTCTGAGATTATTATTCTTAAAGGCGCAAAGAAGTTTTTAGAACAAAAGCCAAGATTTATTCTGCTCGAATGTTCGTATATCGAATATAATGAAAAAGCACCTTTGATCACAGAGGTGTTTAACTACATGAATTCGATCGGTTATAAACCAATAGATATTTTAGAAAATTCTTATTCAGAATATAAACTTATCCAGAGCGATTGGTTGTTCGAACTCTTATAAATAGTGATAACTAGTTAGAAGAGGTTTTAATATGGCTAAGGTAAAATTTCCTAGTAGCAAATCATTAAATCAAACAATCACCACGAACAACGTTTCTTACAAGTGGGATGGCCGTAAATGGAAAAAACTTGCCATTGAGACACTGGACGCTGGTAATCTAACCAGTTTAGATACTGAGATTACAGCTGCTCTAGAATCTAACACTGCTGTTCCAAACTCTGTTATAAATGTCTCTACGGCTAACAGTAGTGTGTACAAGTTTACAGGAGATGGCTTTCCAACAGAGTCTGGAAATAATCCAGATATGTACTTTGAACGTGGAAAGACTTATGTTATTAATAATTCATCATACTCTGCTCACCCATTAGCAATTAGAGTATCAGACGGAGGCTCTGCATATACATCTGGTGTATCTGGTGCTAGTACTGTCAAGGTTACATTCACTGTTCCTATGGATGCTCCAGACTCTCTTGTATATCAATGTACCAGTCACGCAGCAATGGTTGGAAATATTTATGTAACTGGCAAAGCAATCAAAGGATATGCAATTGAAGTTGTTGCATCCCTGCCAGGTTCACCAGACGCTAACACAATCTATTTTGTAACAGGATCTTAACATGACTAAAATAGCCACACAAATGCCAGAATCAAATGTTATTGAAGTAAAAGAAGATAAAGTATATGCTTTTCTTGTATATGAAGTCCAGTTTGACAATGGATTGGTGGAATATCATAGAGTGTACAAACACATCAGTGATGATACTAGTTTGTCATATGATAGTTTAATGTCTCTCGTTGATTCTGCTTCAAACGTATATGCAAGTGAGCTGGAGCAAGAATAATGGCAACATATTGGATTGATCCTTATATCGACACCCCCATTGGTGGTATTCATGGAACTACAGATACAACAACTCGCAGTGGATCTTATTCAGCTCCTTGGGGTATGGATGATATTATACAAGGCTCTGCTCAAACTGCTATAAATGGAACAACTCTTGCAAGTGGTGATGAAGTAAGATTCAAGGGATTATCACTTTCAAGTTATTATTATAACATTGGAACAACTGGGAATAAAATTCCAATCAATGGTGCCACCACAAACGGTTTGGGATTTGATGGTTCAACATATCAAAGCAATGTTAATACAATGAAAAACGTTATTAATAATGCTGGTGAGAAAACCTGTCCAATAATTATCCATGATCCAGATTTAAACGGAACATTTAAATGGGTATTAAATAATACTGCTGAAACTTTTTTTAACACTGCTGCTTCATACGACAATTACATCCCATTTAATATGAATCAACAGAGTAGTTTGTCAGGGTATATTAGAGCTTTAATTGGAATTGGAGCTTCTAAGGGCATGGAGATTGCATTTATTGATCCAGACTATGTATATACACACTCAAGTTCAAGTGGTTATTATTGGTTGGGCATGCAAGTACCCACTGGTGTTACATTTACAGATGGTTGGACTAGCTCTACTGTTAGAGATGGCGTAACTCTTTTGATTGTTAAAGACAGCGATACAAGTAATACACCTATATATTTTGGCCAATATTACAACAACGTCAACTATAAAGCTACATTTGATTTGCAAAATACTCATATGTTGTGGTATGATAAAAATCAGTATTATACGTACAAAAAACCATACATACACATGAGACATATAGACGAAACAACCCCATTTAAACTTGGGGGTTGGTCAATGAACACTATAAACGCTTGGGGTTATTGGTATAGAAATCAAGCGTCATGGGATACTGGCGGGGAAGATTATACCATCGATATTGGTAATTTCTGTCATGGAAGATACTTTTTTTGGTCTGAGACCGGATACACAAACAAACATCCTAGAATAAGAATAAGAAATTATTTTTTTGGGCAAGGGGCGTACATTAATGGGGGAAGGTATAATTATTATTTAGGAAATATGTTTCAAAATGCTTATTATTCAGGAAACTCTATATTTTATGAAACGGGTACGTCTGGCCTAAACACTTATACTCTTTTAGATAGTGCGCATATGTACGTGTATAATAGCAATATAAAAGGTTTTGGGATGGAAACCAGTTCATTAACAGTAGGAAACAATGTTACTTTTGCTTCTGATCAACCAGCAAAATATCCTGGATCTGGTACGACACCAGATTATGTAGCTACTAAGGCAAATACCCAAAACCCTTATTTTTCCGACTTAACCTCTGGCAATTATATTAACCTCGCGCCTCAAAATTGGTATGACGCTTATTATCCTAAATCTCAATATAATAATAATAACTTAACAAACTATGGCTATGGTTTATGGTTCAACCAGCTAGGAGTTTTGCAATGTGATAGTAGTTATGAAAATATTAACAGCAGATTGCAAATTCACAAATATGCATATATTAACAACAGTTATTTTAATAATGAAAATTATACGTTTTTAAAGAACACATATGATAATAAACCAATAATGATCTGGCCTGAAACTTCAACGACAGCTAACAATGTGGTGCCTTGCTTACTTAGCTATAATGATAGTAGTGATATGATTGTTAGATGCACTAATTATTCAGCCGCAACCAGTAAATGGTTCTCAAAATCATTTATGTTTGATACCCCAGAACTTACAGGTACTGATACTTTAAACTTTAGTATAAACATAAGTAAAACAGCCACTTTATCAACCAATCCCCAAGTGTATTTGTGGAATTATAGAAATAATAATTACGGAAATAGAATCACCGCAACTTTAAATCAAAGTGGTAACTTACTTACATATTCAACTGCTATCACTGATTATGATTCAGATATAAATTTTATAGGTTGTTTTATCAATTTAAATAATTATAGTGGTGCAAATGTTTCTGATTATTGGCGAATTCAACCTCCAACAATTACGGCAACATAATGTCATTAAGAATAACCCCATTTGGTATTAATAATACAGGGCTAGTTATAGGCCCTTTTGGTTTTATTGGTGATGGTACTGCTCCTGCAGGTGACCCCCCTTCTGGCGGAGGCGGAGGCGGAGGTGGAGGCGGTGGATCCACTGAAGTTTATCTTGGCTCTTCTGCATTTAGTAGCGTCAATATTGGTTCAACGGCTGTTTCTGCAATCTATGTTGGTAGTACTCTAGTCTGGGGTTCTTAACCTTATAAATAGAGGTAAGATATTAAAGGATATAAAATATGGCAATTACTAGCAGGGACGAATTTATTGATTATATAAAAAGAGACCTAGGTGATCCAGTTATAGAAATCAATGTCGAAGAACAACAGATGGAAGATAGGGTTGATGAGGCCTTAGCATACTGGAGAGAATTTCACTCTGATGCAGTTCACAGAACTTATATTAAACATCAGATGACTGCAACTGATATTGCTAATCAGTATATCACTGTTCCTTCTGATGCTCTCCATGTAATTAAAATGTTTAGTGTAGGATCTAATCTGACATCCTCCAGAAACTTTTTTGATATTAAGTATCAGATGCACCTGAATGATATTGCCGATATTCACACGTATATAGGGGACTTAGCATATTATGAACAGATGCAGCAATACCTATCATTACTAGATCAAAGATTAACCGGATCCCCACAGGTAAACTTCGCACGTCGTCAGAATAGGCTTTATATTCGAGGCGACATCGACGATAAAGATATTCAAGAGGGCGATTATATTGTACTAGAAGCTTATGTCTACATCGATGAAAGCACTTTCACCCAGGTGTGGGAAGACATTTGGCTAAAAGAATATGCAGTTGCAGTAGTTAAAAGACAGTGGGGCTCGAACCTTATGAAATTCGAAGGTATGCAGCTTCCAGGCGGAGTACAGATTAACGCAAGAGTTATCTACGAAGATGCTATAAATGAAATAAATCAGTTAAGAGAAAGAATTAGACTAGAATACGAACTTCCAGTAGATTTTTTCGTGGGATAGGTTATGGCCACTAATTTTTATTTTAGCCCAAAGGTAAGATCTGAGCAAAATCTATACGAGGATTTAGTAATAGAATCCTTAAAGATGTATGGTCAGGATGTTTATTATCTTCCAAGGGATATAGTAAACGAGGATAGAATTTTAGGTGACGATGTTCCGTCAAGATTTAACTCCTCCCACCGTATTGAGATGTACATCGAGAACATAGAAGGATTTGGTGGTGAGGGGGATCTGTTTACTAAGTTTGGAGTTGAGATAAGGGATCAGGCAACTTTTGTGGTTTCTAGGAGAAGATGGACGCAATTGGTTGCCCGGCATGATAACGAGGTTCAGAGTGTAAGACCTTTCGAGGGTGACCTGATCTATTTACCATTGTCTAATAAGTTATTCCAAATAATGATGGTAGAGCACGAAGAACCATTTTACCAGTTAAGTAATCTTACGGTATATAAATTACGTTGTGAGCTATTTGAATATAATGACGAAGACTTTGATACTGGTGTGGAAGCAGTTGACGATATTGAAGAAGAATACGCATATACATACCTATTGACTTTGGATAGTGATGGCTCTGGATTTACTGCTGGCGATATGGTATATCAAGATTTGGCAGATAGCGTAACTATGTCTGGTGAAGTTGTTAGATGGAATCCGAATACCAATATATTAAGTCTTGTCCATATTGGAGCAAATGATGGTAAATATCACGAATTTGCAGCAAATAAAGTAATATATCAATTATCTTCTGACGGCGAGAAAACTAACAATGTTCTATTGTCATCTGTGAGCGAAGATAATAAAATATCCCAAAATGAACAGAATAATGATTTCGAAACCGCTGCAGACGGCTTCTTGGATTTCAGCGAATCTAACCCCTTCGGAGATCCTAGCTAATGATTGGGTTTAAAACATATATATCAGAGGGTATTAAGCTAAAGCTTATCCGTGGTAGATCACAAGATGTGCTTAAAATGTGGAATAAAGGTGATAGTAAATGGGTAGAGCTTAGAGGTAAACCGGGGTTCGAGACGAGATATGACCCAAGAGATCCCTTACATAAAGCGATAACTTCTCTAGGTAAATCTGCCAATATATCTGATTTTATGAATGGTAATGAGGTAAGCATAAACCCAAGACACCCCGACGGTAAAAAAGCCCTAGCAACTATTAAGAGACTGATGAAATGAGCGACTTATTCGATTTTGGATTTACAGCGGTAGATGAGTCTGAGCTTGAAGCCGTTCAGGCTCTTGGAGCTACGGCTAAAGAAGTTGAAAGCAAAGCAAGTACTACTCAGGATAAGCTGGATAAACTTTATAACGCTATTGTTCCTCTGTTGAATAATTTAAAAAAGAATCCAGAAAAGGAATATATATTATGGCCAAATAGATTGGCTAAGGTCGAAGAGTTTGAAACTCACCTACAATCAATATATAAAGGTTAAACATGCTTGGAACACATTTTTATCATCAGAAGCTAAGGAAAAGTGTTGCTGTATTTGGTACACTTTTTAATAACCTTTATGTTATCCGTTCTAACTCTTCTGGTCAGGTCATATCGCAGGTTAAGGTTCCACTATCATACGCGCCTCAGCGTAAGTTTCTTGATCGTATTAGATCCCAACCCGATCTAATTGAAGATTCTAAAGTGGCGTTGAAACTACCTCGTATGTCGTTCGAGATAACTACCATCGGATATGACCCAGCAAGACAGCTGCAGAAAACTAATAACTTTACACAGACCGGATCGGGTTATGGTAATAGGAACAAGTTCTATAGTTTTGTTCCTTATAATATAGGCTTTCAGTTATCAATCTATGCTAAAAATCAGGACGATGCTCTGCAGATTGTAGAACAAATACTTCCTTATTTTAATCCCCAATATGTAGTCACGATGAAGCCTTTCGATAGTTATCCTGATATAAAAGAGGACGTACCTCTTGCTCTGGTGGGAGTAGATTTTTCTGATGACTATGAAAATGCATTAGAAGCTAGACGGACTATCATCTATACTTTGACCTTTGATATGAGAATTAATTTCTATGGTCCGATTATAGATTCCAAAGTCATTCGTACTTCTATCGCGGATATATATGAAATTCAGAGGGGTCTGGCAGATTCGGATCTTCAGGTAGCCTCGTTTAGAACAAGACCGGATCCATTTGACGTTTCCGCGGACAGTGATTATGGCTTCAACGATTCGTCTGATTACGACTATCTATTCGACTTTGATGATCCATAGAGGAAGACAATGGTAGATAACGCTGATAATGATTTTGAATATGCTAGACGAAATTATCATGACTTGCTAGCAAAAGGCACTGATGCGCTCGAGGAAATGATGGAGGTCGCGCGAGCGACCGAGCACCCGCGGGCGTTCGAAGTGTTCTCTAATATGATGAAACATGTTGCTGATATTAATGGTAACCTAATAGATCTCCATAAAAAACATAAAGAATACAATAAAGAAGATAAACCAGCAGAGCTGGCTAATCAGACTACTAATAATGTGTTTATTGGTTCCACGAGTGATTTACAGCGTATGCTTCTAGATAATGAGGATAAGGTAGTTGACATTAGCGATTACAAGAAAGATGAATGACACATATCTAGGTAATATTAATATTAAGCGGGATGGTGTTGTTCATAACTTTACCAAAGATGAAGTTATAGAGTATAGCAAATGTTTGAAAGATCCTGGATATTTTGCTAAGCACTACTGTAAAATCATACACCTAGACTTAGGTCTAGTACCTTTTGAGCTCTATCCATATCAGGAGCAGATGTTTGATAAATTCAATTCCAATAGATTTAACATTGTACTTGCTTGTCGCCAATCTGGTAAGTCTATTTCTAGCGTCGCTTATCTTTTATGGTATGCGATATTCCATCCAGAAAAAGTTATTGCCATTTTGGCGAACAAAGGTGCTACGGCACAGGAGATGCTCGGAAGAGTAACATTAATGTTGGAAAACTTACCGTTTTTCTTACAGCCTGGATGTAAAGCACTAAACAAACGATCCATAGAATTTAGTAATAACTCACGCATTGTCTCTGCAGCAACATCAGGTAGTTCTATTCGTGGTATGTCGGTCAACCTACTATATCTGGACGAATTTGCATTTGTAGAGAATGCTGCAGAGTTCTATACCTCTACCTATCCGGTTATTTCATCAGGTAAGGATACAAAGGTTATTGTTACCTCTACTGCAAACGGTATTGGTAATCAGTTTCATAAAATATGGGAAGGTGCAGTTCAAGGGATTAATGAATTTATACCATTTCGGGTCGACTGGTGGGATGTACCTGGTAGAGATGAAAGTTGGAAAGAACAGACCATTGCCAATACGTCACAGCTACAGTTTGACCAGGAATTTGGTAACACTTTCTTTGGAACTGGTAATACATTAATCAACGCTGAAACTCTTATGAATTTCAGAGCTAAGCCCCCAAAAAGATTATTGGAGGGAAACAGGGTTTGGGTCTATGAGGACCCGGATCCAAGCCATCAGTATGTGATGACTGTGGATGTATCGAAAGGAAGAGGACAGGACTATTCTACGTTTAACGTGATCGATATTAGCTCAAAGCCTTTTAAACAGGTCGCCGTATATCGCGACAATCTTATTTCTCCATTACTCTTCCCAAACATTATTTATAAATTTGCACGGCTCTATAATCAGGCTTGGGTGGTAGTAGAATCAAATGATCAGGGAAGTTTGGTGACAAATGGTTTATATCATGAGCTAGAGTATGAAAACCTTTTCATGGAATCTACTGTAAAGTCTGATAGGCTG